GCATCAAAGAATGCAACTACTTGTTCGGATGGTTCATCATCCATATTAGCGGCGTCATCTACAGCATTACTGTTGTCATCGGATTTATCATTATCGTTTTTTGCAGGAGGTTCTGAATCTACATCATTGTCTAACTTAGATTTGTCAATATTGTCGTCATCTTCTACAGGATCAACGTTGATATTAAATGGATTGTACTCTGTATCGTGTGCATCATATGGATCGTCCATAACTTCCACATCTTTCAGTGTACTAAGGTCATTCGCGCCTACTTGGTCAAATATGGCTGAGAATCCTCCCAATATATCATTATCTTTTTCTTTCATAATTATTTATTATAATTGTATTTTTATTTTTTTCTAGTTATAGTCATATTTTTTATATCAGATACATCGTATTTGATATTAGTTGGCTGCATATAACTTAGTATTTATTGGTTTCACTAATCTAACCGGGCTTAAATTCTCATAGTATTTATCATAATCCTCTTTGGCCGCTTCTACATTATCAGAAACATATTTATTGGCCTTTAGATTATTCATAATATTAACTACTCTTTTACCATATAATGGAGTTTTCTTAAAATCTATTCCTTCATCTGGAATTGGAACTCCATATATGCTAGTTGCTCCATTCAGATCGTAATGTCCTTTCTTTATCTTTCCATATCCATTAAATGCCTGTATCTGATATTCTGGAGTATCTGGTAGCCCTAATTTCTTAACCATTTGCCTACCATAGTCTAACTTCTCTTTAATAATCGGAACTCCGTCGTCTATACCTGCTGCGGGCCTTCCATAATCATTTGGATTCAAATGAAAGTATGCTCCAGGATTACCTTTCTTTCCTATCTGCCCATCTCCAGTCTTGCCAGATACATCACCAGTCTCGGCATCAGATATAGCGTGTGCCATATAAGGATCTACATTGGTTTTATATGACTTTAATGCCATTTTGTATGTAGGACTGTTCTTATCAACAGACTTAGTTACTACTCCTTCTGGAGTTTTAATTCCAATAGTCTCTCTAACGAACTGAGGTATTTTAGATATATCAGCAGCCTTTTGAGCAGGCGCAGTTGCCGCTTTCTTTATTTCTGGACTAAACCAGTAATTATAATTTTCGTTTGGCATATTATATATAATTGTATTTATGGTCATCTGTATTTGATATACAAACAACATCATAAATAGTATATTTAACTTATATTTATTACTTCTGTCCGACCACTTTGTTCTTCAGTGCGGTTTTTGCTTTAATTTGCTCGCGAGCCATTGCAGCTTTGTCTTTAATAACTTGAAGGTCCTTTTCATGTTTCATTCGTTTTTCTTCAAGGGCCATCTTATCTTTTTCTAATGACACTTTCTTATTTTCAATATCAACTTGATTCTTTAACTTCTTATGTTCTACATCCATTTTCATAGATGCTTCTCTTTCTTTCTGAGACGCTTGCATTTCCTTATCCATGATTCCAGCCTCCATCTGAGTACGCTTAATACCCATATCTGCTATCTCCATTGGATCTGGTATACCATTATTATTTTGGTCTAAAGTCTGTTGAAGTTTGTAAACATCAATCTCAGCAACTGTAATTCTAGTCTGATTATCAGTATCAATCTTATATTTAGTCATTTCTAGCTCCTGTTGTTTCATTGCAATCTCTTGCTGTTTAACTTCATTCTGTGCTTGAATTAACTGCATTTGTCTTTGATTTTCTTGATCGGCAGCTTGTTGATTCTGTTCAGTTCTCTTCTGTTCTATAGATCCCAATCTTAATTTAATTGCAGATAAGTTATCTAATGTCATGATCTCAGCGATATCCAACAACGAAGCTCCATTCTGCATTGCAGGTTGATAAAGACTTTTAACTGTTTCAAGATTCTGATTTTCTTTACTAGAGTCAGATACAAATATGTCGAAATCCTCGTAAAAGAAATTCTCGGCTAATGTCAAGAACGTTCTAGTAGAATCGTCTAATATGTATTGTAATTTAGTTTTCTTTGAATCTCTCCATGCTTCTTTGGCTGTATTCAATAACATAGTCATTACATTTCTCTTGCACTGATTGTGCATCCAGAATAATGGCTCTGTTATATGACTAGATTGAGTAGTAGCTCTTTGTACATTTCCTACAAGTTCGCTAGTAGATATTTCTCCTTGTCTTTGTCTAGACACGCCAGAAATCTCTCCAATCATATCTTCGATCTTAGACATAAGATTAATATACTGATCAATTACATTAGCCATAGTTAAATCCAATGCGCTTACCTGGTTAAATTGAGCAGGTTTACCACCTTCACGACCAGGAATATCCCATCCTTCTTCGTATGGATTAATGAAGTTTACACCTACCGCAGACAGATAATGCATCCATTTAGCAGCGTCAATGTTCATAGATTTAGGAATCTGCGTAATATCCATTGTTATTACTTTACCTTTATCTCTAGCTAATGCCAATTCTAAACGATACCATATAATGATATACATATATTGCAATGGTTTCATTATAGATACCAATGACTTAGAAGTAGAGTTAGAGTTATTATAGATAACACCTACATATGGTAATTTCTGTGAGTTAAGATTATCAGCGGATACGTGTTGATATTCTAATGGTTGAATTCCTACATATAAGTCTTCTCCAATTCTATATCCTTCCCATACCTCAATAATCCATTTCCATTCTACAGAGATCTCATTTCCAATCTTCATATAATCTTCGCTAACGATAGTTTGTTGAACTTGTCCAGCCTCATCAAACATTGTTACGAATCCTATCTTCTTATATGATTTCCATACAGCATGCCATAAGTTGATCTGATGATCATTATTAAAGTCATTGCTATTGCTAGTAATAGTCTTGAATTCATAGTGATTATAGTCTAATGCCCCAGTCTTTAAATCATTTCCATATCTACCTGTAACTGGATTTTCTCCACCTAATTCAAGCAGTTTATTAAGATCTGACTCTTCCATTTTATCGAATAGTCTATCATATACTTCAGTATAAGACATCCTCATTCGTCTACATGCCCAGTCTCCGTCTTCAATGAATTCAATATCAGGAGATGTGTCATGTGAAAAGTACATAGGATTTACTCTTTCTGCATTAGGTTCTCCATTAAGTATACCTACATAGTATAGTTCCTTGCCAGAGATAAGGCCATCCTTGAATCCTTTATGAAACTCATGTGGTAGATTTAATTGCTCTTTCAGATAAGCTAATGTATGGTAAGCAGAACTTTCTGCGATATCCTTATAGGATTGACCCATATACTTGCTAATCTTATCAGGTGGCATAATCTCTCCACTCTGTAGTTTCTGTTGAAATTCTTGTGCTCCTTCTTGAGACATACCCGCCATTAACTCTGCCATAGTATAGTCTATAAGCATCTGTTTTGACTTATCCTGTATATCGGAAGCTGCGTCCTGACTAGTTCTTATTACTCTAAAGCTAAATGGGTATTTAGTCTCTTCTCCAAGTAATAAATCAATTTTCGGTTTAATTATATTGAAATTCTGTGGACTTGCTGGAAATCCGTCATCTTGTTTAAATGGATCTGTTACATACTTAAGATCTTTCTCGTTGAAGATACTATTATACAAATCGTATAATGTTTGCATCTCTTCGAATCCTGTATGCTCCTGTCCATTAGGAACGGTTTCCCCCATTCCAATAATGTAGTCTACGCACTGTTCTCTCCATTCTTTATCTTTCTTATTGATTGGTAGTTTTTGTGCTGGAAACATCGTTGTGTTATATTTCATAAAGCGCTTTAAAATTTTATATTATTTCTTCAAAATAACTATTGCTGCTACTTCCTGTTGTTTCGAACCAAGCTCTGGAAAACAGCGGCATATCAAACAGATCCTTTTTCTTTTCGTATCTTTCTTTCTGCTTAACATGCGTATTGTGTAATTGCTGACGATAAATCATCAGACATTGTAATGCTCTAACGCGGTCAAAGTTTCCTTTGTCATTATACTGTATAAGTTCCTCTAATAGAGGTTCTGACAATATCCTAGTTAAGTTCTTTTTGCCTGGAGCATATTCTTCATTTAACCACTCCTTGATTAGACCTTCC